CAAGTACTGGTTTGGGGCTCAAAGTCTTCTGCAAAGTCCTCTATGTGCCTTCAGATGATTGCTCTAGCGCAAGCAGAAGGAAAGGTTTGTGCATGGATTGATGCAGAAATGTCATACGATTCAGCATGGGCTGATAAACTTGGGGTAGACTCAACAAAATTAATCTACTCACAAGCAAGAACAATTAATGAAATGGTAGATGTAGGAACAAATCTAATGAATGCAGGAGTTGATATTATTGTTATAGATAGTATTACATCTTTGCTTCCTGCCATATATTTTGAAAAGGATACAGATGAACTTAAGCAACTTGAAAATACAAAACAAATTGGAGCGGAATCTAGAGACTTTAGCAATGCATGGAAAATGCTTAACTATGCTAATAATAAAGTTAAGCCTACTATGCTTGTGCTTATTAGCCAGTCTCGTAATAATATTAGTGCTATGTATACTAGTCAGCAGCCTTCTGGCGGTCAGGCTACTAAGTTTTATTCCTCAGTTGTTATTAAGTTATTTTCCTCTGAATCAGATAATCAAGCTATTAAGGGCAAGATTCAAGTAGGAGATAAACTTATTGAAGAAAAAATTGGTCGCAAAATTAAATGGGAATTACAATTCTCTAAGACATCTCCTGGATTTCAGTCTGGAGAGTATGACTTTTATTTTCGTGGTGATAATGTTGGTATTGATGGCATTGGAGATCTTGTTGATACCGCAGAACTTGCGGGACTTGTAGAGCGCACAGGAGCATGGTATAAACTTGAAGATGGAACAAAGGTACAAGGTCGTGAAGGTTTTATCAACCGTGTAAAAGAAGATCTTGATCTTCAGGAATCTCTTAGAAATAAGCTAATGAATGCCTGAAGAAAGATTTAAAATATTTAATGGTGATTTTAATTGCCAAATATGTAAAGAAGACGTAAAGTCTTTGCGTTTGTGGATTCAAACAGCAGAACTAACTTGGATGTGCAGTAAAAAACATATTTCAAAAGTTCCATTAATTATGACAAAGAAGGACTATGAGCGAAAGAAGTGAGTCAAAAAGAATTGGTGCCAAACAGCACAAGAATTCTGGACGTGGTACACATAAAGGTGATGCTACATGGAGAAACTTTACAGTTGACTTTAAGGAATATCCAAAGGGTATAACAATCAATAAAGATATCTGGGCAAAAGCAGTAACGGATGCAATCAAAAATCATAATGATCCAGCAATCTTTATTGTACTTGGGGAAGCAGATTCAAAGGTTCGTTTAGCAGTAATAGAAGTAGAATTATTAGAACAACTAACAGAAGGGCAAGACAATGGCTGAACAAATTGAACCAGCAAAAACAACACTAGAGATGGTAAACGGTTTGACTGAAATTGCAGATTATATGCAAGATGAAGAGCTTACTGCTGCTCTGACATTTATTGCTAAGGTAATTATTAAGCCAGATATTCCAACGCAAGTAGCAAGTATTGAGATCGTAAGGTTACAAGCAATTGCAGCAAAGATGGCTTTTAAAGCAACTTGGATGGCAAATGTTGATAAGAATGATAGAGCAAAGAAAAATATTTACTATACTGCAGCGGAATCTATTAATAGCTTGGTGTCAGCACTCAAGTATATAATGCGCTAACCTGCTATACTTATATAAACAAAGGGAATAAAAATGACAAAAAGTTTACTAAAGCAGGTTATGCTAAAAGAGGCAGATAAGAAAGAAGCCATCACAAGGCAGAATATAATCTTTAATGCTGAAGACATGATTACAAAGATTAGATCTGGATACACGGTATCTCGTGGTCCAAAGATGACAACAAAGAAAACATTTGCTCCATCTACTATTGCATACCAGCATGGGCAATGTCCACGTTATTGGTACTTAGCATTTAATGGTAATGTGTTTGATGACTATACAGATGCCTATGGCGTTGCTAACATGAGTGCTGGAACTATGGGGCATGAAAGAATTCAAGGAGCAATGTTGTCCTCTGGAGTTGCAGTTCCATATATTAATGATAAAGGTGAAAAAACAACAGAGTTTAAGGTTATTGCAAATGATCCACCAATTTTTGGTTACGGTGACGTAATGTTTAATTGGGAAGGCGAAGAAATTGTTGGTGAAATTAAGACAATGATGAGTGAAGCATTTGAATACCGAAAGAAAACAAATAAACCAAAAGGTGCACACCTTATTCAATTACTTATTTATATGAAGATACTTGGAAAATCAAAGGGCGCACTTGTTTATGAAAACAAAAATAACCATGACTTAATGATTATTCCTGTAGAAGTAAATGATGGTTATCGTCAATGGATTGACTATGCATTTAATTGGATGCGTGAAGTTCGTAAAGCTTGGGAAGATCAAACACTTCCTACTAAAAACTATCGTGGAAATTCTAAGATTTGTAAGACATGTCCAGTAAAAGCAGCTTGTGCAGAAGCTGGCGATGGAATAATTAAGATAGCTTCTTTGGAGGAATTGAGTGAAACTTTGTAGCAGATGTGACTTATATTTCACACCAAAAGTTTCTTATCAGATTTACTGTAGTGAATCTTGTAGAGACGACGCTACAAAAGAAAAAATAGCAGAACGCTATCAGATTACTCGCAGACAAAAAAGAATTGGAAGAATTAGAAAATGTTTGGGCGGTTGTGGTGTTGATCTTTCAATCTATAACGACTCTGGATTTTGTTCTAATTGTAATATAAGCAAAAAAGAAGTTGATAAAATGTTAAAACAAATAAAAGGATTTTTTGATTATGAGCAAGAATAAGTGGGGGTATCAAGTACAACCAGACACAATATGTGCAATTGATGCAAGCACAAACAGCCTTGCATTTGCCTTATACACTAAAGATAATCTTGGAGCAATTGGAAAAATTAACTTTGAGGGAAATAACACATACGAAAAAGTAATGGATGCTGGTAAAAAAGTAAAAGCATTTCTTGACTTTTATAATGGATTTGAAGCAGTTATAATTGAGCATACTGTTTTTATGAACAGTCCTAAGACTGCTGCAGATCTTGCTTTAGTTCAAGGGGCAATTTTAGGAGCAGCAGGTCAATCAGGAACAAAAGTTATTGGAAAGGTGTCCCCAATCACATGGCAAAATTATATTGGAAACAAAAAAATTTCTAAAGAAGAACAGCTTTTGATCCGTGCACAAAATCCAGGCAAATCTGTTTCTTGGTATAAATCTCATGAAAGAGAACTACGAAAACAAAGAACAATTAAATTTATAAATACTATTTATGATAGAACAATTACAGACAATGATGTTGCAGATGCTTGCGGTATTGGTCATTGGGCTATTAAAAACTGGGACAAAGCAATAGGAGTTGATAAATAATGCCTGAGTTAAATGCAAACATACCACCGATAGAGTGTTACGTCCGTGGTAATTTTTTAAGAGACCAAGAAGATAGCCATGATCAATATTTTCCATGCGTTATATTTGGTGTATCAAGTATTAAAAGTAGAAGTCCCTTATTTCATTTTTTAATGGAAGACGGTGGTATCTGGTGGAGAATGCCAATTAATGCTTTTTGCACTAAGCCAGGAGTACCAGAAGAGCCAATTCATAATCTTGTTCTTTGGAATTCTTTTAGTCCATATGTTTCAGTTACAAAGTTTGAAAACTTGAGTAACATGAGAATGTCCTATCTTGATAGATCTAAGACAACTGTACCTGGAACATACCTATTTACACTTGATTGGCACAACCCAGAAACAAACATTTTAGATGATGGGTATTCTGAAAATCCAGGTCAGCATAAATGTGGTCACGTCATTCAAAGAGATGATGGAAATTTTGCAATACAGCCAAATAATCGGGTAAGGCTAAAGGAGCCATCATTTGTAACAAAGAAAGATCTAGTAATACAAAGACTCATTAATACAAACAAATGGGATGTTGAGAGTTACGATAAGTGGATACTTGAAGACTCTAATGCCTACAACTATGATGTTATTAATACGGAAGTTGACAAATAATAATATGGCTGCTAAACTATATACATCAGAGGTTTTTATGCGTAAGAGGTATCTTATGGATAAAAAAACCCCAGAAGAAATTGCCAAAGAGTGTGGAGCAAGCGTAGAAACTATCTACGTTTATCTTGCTAAGTTTGGATTAAGGAAGTCAAAACGATGAACAAGTTACAAAAAACCATTATTGGTCTTGGTATTGCTGGAGCAGTAGGAATAACTTATATTCTTACAATATTTAAAGTTTTGCCAGAGGCATTTGATTTAGAAGAGGATGAGCCAATTGAGTAATAATTTAAACATTACAGTTGATCAAGTCAATCATCCACAACATTACACAACAGATCCTTCAGGCGTAGAATGTATAGATATTACTCGCCATCGCAATTTTAATATTGGTAATGCTTTTAAGTATCTCTGGCGAGCAGGTCTTAAAGATGAATCAAAAACAATTCAAGATCTTGAAAAGGCAATATTTTATATCAAGGATGAAATTAACAGGCTAGAGGGAAAATATGTCAACTGAAGAAGATTTAGTAAAACATCTTGATCAGGTAAATACTGTTGTCTCAGAGTATCTTAAAGGAACTGACCCAACTAGAATTTCTAAAGAATTAGCAATTCCTAGAGTTCGTGTTGTAGAACTTATAAATGAGTGGAAAGTCATGGCTTCCGCTAATGATGCAATTCGTGCTCGTGCTAAGGAAGCACTTGCCGCAATGGATGCTCACTATAGTAAATTAATTACAAAGTCTTATGAAGTTATTGATGAAGCCTCTATGGTAAATAATCTTAGCGCAAAGACACAAGCAATTAAGCTAGTTGTTGATATTGAAAAAGCAAGAATTGATATGCTACAAAAAGCAGGCCTTCTTGAAAACAAAGAACTTGCAGAAGAAATAGTTGAGATTGAAAAAAGACAAGAAGTTTTAGTTGGTATTCTTAGAGATATTGCTTCCACTCATCCAGACATTAGAGACCTAATTATGTACAGACTTTCATCTGTTGCAAAAGATGGGGAAGTGATTACCGTTGTCCACAATGTTCAATGATTTTTTTGAGGCACTAAAAAATAATAACTTTGAAGAACTTCCAGTAGATGCTAAAACATTTGTTGAGGGTGAAGCATATTTAAATCAGCCACCACTTTCAGATGTTCAATACGACATAGTTGAAGCAATGAGCCAAATATACAGAGAAGAAGACCTTGTTGATCTTTTGGGTGCAGAAGAAGGCCACCGTTACTATAAAAAATATACAAAGAATGAAGTAATTCTGCAACTTGGCAAGGGATCTGGAAAAGACTTTACATCAACTGTAGCGTGTGCATACATAGTATATAAACTATTATGCTTGAAGGATCCTGCTAGATATTTTGGTAAGCCTGCAGGAGATGCTATTGACATTATTAACGTTGCCATTAATGCTCAACAGGCTAAGAACGTTTTCTTTAAAGGTTTTAAAACCAAGATTGAGAAGTCTGAATGGTTTGCAGGAAAGTATAATGCAAAAGCTGAAAGCATTGAGTTTGATAAAGCAATAACTGTTTATTCTGGTCACTCAGAACGTGAATCACATGAAGGGTTAAACCTTATACTTGCAGTACTTGATGAAATTTCTGGGTTTGCACAAGAAGTTGGAACTGGCAATGATCAAGGAAAAACTGCTGATAATATTTATAAAGCATTCCGTGCATCTGTTGACTCTCGTTTTCCAGATCTTGGTAAGGTTGCACTTCTATCATTCCCACGTTTTCCAGGGGACTTTATATCACAAAAATATGAAGATTCAATTATGGAAAAAGAAGCAATAACATATACACACAGATTTATTATGAATCCAGATTTCCCAGATGACCTTGAGGGTAACTATTTAGATATTGCCTGGGATGAAGATCAAATCATTGCCTATAAATACCCTGGAGTATTTGCATTAAAAAGACCTACATGGGTAGTAAACCCTACTCGTAAAATAGATGACTTTAGGTTAGCATTCTTTACAGACATGGGAGATGCCATGCAACGCTTTGCTTGTGTACCAACATTTGCATCCGATGCATTCTTTAAACAAAAAGATAAACTTGAAAAGTGTATGACTCTTAGAAACCCAATTGATAATAATAAAAGGTTTGATGAATCATTTAAGCCAGATCCAGACAAAGTTTACTATGTTCACGCTGACCTTGCACAGAAACACGACAAGTGTGCAGTAGCAATTGCACATGTAGATAAGTGGGTAAACTTGCAAGTAGTTAAAGATTATGAACAGGTTGCTCCAATTATTATTGTTGATGCTGTGGTTTGGTGGGAGCCAAAAGTAGAAGGACCAGTTAATCTTTCTGAGGTTAAGCAGTGGATTCAAAACCTTCGCAGACAAGGTTTTAATCTTGGAATGGTAACGTTTGATAGATGGCAGTCATTTGATATTCAACAAGAACTTCAGGCAGTAGGAATAAGAACAGATACTGTGTCTGTTGGTAAAAAACATTATGAAGATCTTGCAATGATGATATATGAAGAGCGTGTTGCTATGCCAAGAATTCCTTTATTGCTTGATGAAATGTCAGAGCTTAAGATTATTAATGATAAAAAGGTAGATCACCCACGTAAAAAGTCAAAAGACTTATCGGATGCCGTAACAGGTGCGGTATTTGGTGCTTTATCGCACACCCCTAAGAACACTAATCTAGAGATTGATATTCATACTTGGTCACGTTCATCGCAACGACTTGCAGAACAAGAACAACGTATGGTAGAATTGGATAATCGGGAAATTCCTGAAGAAGTTCGGGATTATCTCGTTAATTTCAATTTATTATAAAAATACTAACAAGGAGAAAGATGAATTCATTTAAAAAAATCGCTCTAGGACTAGCTGCAGCAATGTCTTTTGGCGTACTATCGGCACTTCCGACAAGTGCTGCTGTAAATGCACCAACTCTAACTATTGATGCGGCAACTGATGCCGTTACCGCTGGTGAGTCTGCAACTGCAGTAGTCACATTGTCATTTATTTCTCAAACATTAGCAGATACTGCAACAGTTATCTCTGCTATGTTTTCACAACCAACAGGTGCAGCAAAGTCTGCAACTATGTCACTAATTGAAACTTCAACTGCATCTGTAGTTATTGCAGGCAATAATGTTTCAGCAGATATTAACTCAACAGTTAATACACCTACATATGTAACAGCAAAGTTCTTGGTAACTTTGAATGCACCTTCAGTTGCAGGTACATATGATGCACGAATTCTTACTACAACACCAGCAAATGGTCCTTCAGTAGCATGGACAGTTACAGTTAAGGCAGCGGATCTAACACCTTCTGCTTCAACTACAACTTCATTTTTAAATTCTGGTGAAGTTACAACTGCAACAGCAGATGCTTCAGTTTATGCTCCAAAGGCTACAGCAACAGATGCAGCAGCGGTTATCGTTGTTACACCTAAAAATGCAGCAGGCGGATCAGCAACAGAGTCAATCCTTGCAACTGTTTCAGGTTCAGGACTTATTGGGTACGGATCAAATGCTACAACAATGTCAGCAACTGGTCGTGCATTAGTAATTCCTACAGGCAATTACATTGGTGTATTTGCTGACGGTACAGCAGGAGTATCAACAATTACTCTTACAACTCTTACAGGCACAGTAATTGCAACAGAGCAAGTAACATTCTATGGAGACATTGCTTCAATCGTAGCAACTTCAATTAAGTCTGTTATTGCTGTTGGTGCAAACGTAACAACTGTTAAGGCAGTTGCAAAAGATGCAGCAGGCGTAACAGTAGGTGCAGGAACACTTAATGCGTACTCAAGCGATATTGCAGTAGTATCTGATACAGGTACAGCAGCAACTATTGTCAATGGTGAAGCAGTGTTCACTCTTACAGGCGTTAAGGCTGGCGGAGTTGCAGTTACAATTAAGTCTGGCACAATTTCTTCTAACCCAGTGTCTACTCGTGTAGAGGGTACAGCAGCAACTGTAAAGTTGTCTTTTGACAAAGAAGTTTATATGCCAGGAGAAGCAGCAACCGTTAAGGTTCAAGTTCTTGATGCATCAGGTCTTCCAGTATCTGGAAAGACACATGCTAACCTATTTGCTACAGGTGGAATTACTTCTACATATGCATTTGGTTCAGGATCCGATGTTATTACAGCAACATCAATTACAACTGATACAGAAACAGTAAAGTCTTATAAGGTATTTATGCCTTTGTCAGAAAATACTGTAACTATCTCAGCAACAGGTGGAACTTCACTTCCACTTGCTGGACAAGTTCTTGTCGCAGCATCAGCAAAGGTTTCTAATGAAGCAGCAAAAGCTGCTACAAAGGCTTCTGAAGATGCAGCAAAAGCAGCACAGGCTGCTACAGATGCAGCAAATGCAGCAGCAAAAGCAGCAGATGCAGCAACAGTTTCTGCACAGGCTGCAGTTGATGCAGTTGCTAAGTTGTCAACTGAAGTTGCAACATTAATTGCTTCACTAAAGAAGCAACTTACATCACTAACCGCTTTGGTCGTAAAGATCCAAAAGAAGGTTCGTGCTTAATTAATCCAACAATTAGGGGGTTAGCCAAGTGCTAGCCCCTTTTTTGTTTCTATAAAATGATATAATAGTCTTGTTAGTCATACCACCACTACGACTACAAGGAGTTAAATATTAAAATATTATTAAGAATAGCATTGGTCTTATCCCTTGCTCTATTTCCCCTGCTTTTAATAATTGATAAGGCCCACGCAGCAGAAGGTTTGACTGCTCAGGTCTATGATGTACTGGGACAGAATGGTGCCCCTTATATACCACAGGGAGCCTCTCCAGTAGTAACTACAAATGTACCCAACATTGACTTCCAGTGGGGTGGTGGTAGTGTCTTAGGTGGCCCTTCAGAGGATGTTATCGTACGATTTACTGGGTCTATTGTTAGTAATACAACTCAAAATATATCATTTTTAGCAACAGCAGACGATGGTACAAGGTTATATATTGATGAAGTATTAGTGGCAGATGACTGGGTTGATAAAGGTGGTGGAGGAACTACGACTGATCCAATATCTTTTACAGCTGGAGTTCCAAAAACCATAGAGTTAATGTACTATGAAAATGGCGGGGGAGCAAACGTATTTTTAAACTGGGATCAATCTGGATCTATGGATATTATTCCAGCATCAGCATTTACTTCACAGGCAGCCCCAGTAATAAAAACAATAGGTCCTCCAAGAAACTTAACAATAAGTAGTGGAGAAACATCAACAGTTTTAAGTTGGGAAGCACCAGACACTGGAAACACTCAACCAGAAAGATATGCAATTAGTTTTAATTGTTCTGGATGCAATGGCTGGGGAATTGCAACTGGAAATGTTGGTGGACCAAATTCTTTAAATACAACAATTACAATCAATCATTCTTTACTAGATGGTCTTATGCCAGCAGGAACAGTATGGTCATTTCATATTAGATCAGATAACGATACATTTGCCCTTTACTCTGTAAATTCAAATGTTGTT